AAAACTTCTTCACAAACAATGAAAATTACATATACATTAACAGAAAGTTGATAATTTTACGGTGCACCGATAAAAATTTCAAAAAAATAACAAAAATTACTCGGTGTAAAATATTGACGCATAACAAATTTTGTATTAAAATAAACTTGTTCCCAAGAGGAACAAGTTCAAGTTCTGGCTTCGGAGAGACAAACTCCGCACCTTGTCTCTCCACATATTTTTATTATAACTAAAAAAATTTTATTAATCAAAAAAATGAGGTTGTGTGTTATGGAAAAAGTTTTAAAAAGTAAGGATTTCTACAAAGAAAAAATTATTGAAATGGTAAAAGGCATTGACAATCAAAAAAGTATAAACTTAGTATACGGTTTTGTAAACAGAATTTATGGTGAAGATAGAGCGAGAGAATAATCTCGCTCTATTTTAATATAAACTTTTCAAAAAAATCACACAACAATTTCTTTTTATCTGATGGCATATTATAATATGAAATTATAAAATTTTTAAATATTTCATCGTTTTTTCCTATTGAAGCTACAATATCTGAATATATAAAATCTATATCAGTGTCGTTTTTTTCATCAGTCAAATCAGTTGTTCCTATGCCAAAATAATCAGCTAATGCTCTAATTTTACCTGTACCCGGCATTGAATTTCCTTTAAACCACATATTTAATGTAGTCGGGTTGATCTCCAAGTCTTTCGCAACGTCAATTTGTTGTTTTCCATTAAGATTTAAATAATAATTAAGATTTTTAGCAAATATTCTCTTTTGTTCTTCATCGCTAATTTTTAAATAATTTTTTTTCATAATTAAAACTCCTTTCAAAAGTATTATACACCAAAATTAAAAAAAATTCAATAGGAAATCCAATTAAATTGAATTTTTATATTGACAATTCAATTTAATTGGATTATAATATAAATATGAAATACGAAAGGAGATAAAAATATGCCAAAAATTTCTTTAGAAGCGGCAAGAGTAAACGCTAAATTAACACAGAAAGAATTAGCTGAAAAGCTTGGTGTATCAAATGGCACTATTGTTAATTGGGAGAAGGGGGAAACAGAGCCGAGTTTATCTCAGTTGAGAATGATTAGCGAACTTTCCGGAATACCTATGGACTTTCTTTTTGTGCCTGACAAATTCAATTAAATTGGATTTGCTTTATAAGATTTTAAAAAGCGAGGTGAGTACAAATGAATAATTTACAAATTTTTAACTCTGCTGAGTTTGGAAGTATAAGAATAATTTCAAAAGATAATGAGCCTATGTTTTGTTTGAAAGACTTATGTAATGCTTTAGGTCTTACTGCAAAAGAAGTAAATCGCAGACTTTCAGATGAGGTGGTTTCAAAACACCCCATAACAGACAGTATAGGAAGACAGCAAAATTCTTTATTCGTAAATGAAGATGGTTTGTATGATGTTATCCTTGAAAGCAGAAAAGAGGAAGCGAAAAGGTTTAGGAAGTGGGTTACATCAGAAGTTCTTCCATCAATCCGTAAAACAGGCGGTTACATATCGGGACAAGAAAATATGTCTGACAATGAACTTATGGCAAAGGCATTGATTGTAGCACAGGAACAGATTGAGCAGAGAAATGAGATTATTGAAAATCAGCAAAAACAAATTGAGGCAGACAAGCCTAAGACCATATTTGCCGATGCGGTAGCGACTTCAAAAACTTCAATTCTTGTTGGAGATTTAGCAAAGCTTATTTGCCAAAACGGTGTTAAAATCGGTCAAAAGAGATTGTTTGAGTGGCTGAGAAACAATGGTTATTTGATTAAGAGCGGTGCAAGCCGAAATATGCCGATACAAAGATACGTTGAAATGGGCTTATTTGAAGTTAAAGAAAGTAGCTTACAAAATCCCGATGGAAGTGTGAGAGTTACTAAAACTACAAAGATTACAGGGAAAGGACAAGTTTACTTTGTGAATAAGTTTTTGAAATAGGAGGAATACAAAGTGAAGGGTTATAAAGCATTTGAAAAAGGTTTAATTTGCAGAGAAAAACAGTATTTTCAGCATACTGTTTTTGAAGAAGAAAAAGCTGAGATATGCAATAGCGGAATGCACTTTTGCGAAAATCCGCTTGACACGTTAGACTTTTATCCATTAATTGACGATAACGGCGATTTGACAGAATTTGCGGAAGTTGAAGCGTTGGACGAAGTAAAAACAGACGATAATAAAAAGTTTTGTACTCGAAAATTGAAAATCGGTGCAAAACTTGACCTTAATGCGTTTATTAAAGCGAGCGTTGAGTTTGTTTTTAGCAAGACCAATGAAAAAAACACTAATGCAAGTTCGGGTAATGGCTCACAGCTTGCAAATTCGGGTAATAACTCACAGCTTGCAAATTCGGGTTATGGCTCACAGCTTGCAAGTTCGGGTGACTACTCAAAGCTTGCAAGTTCGGGTTATGGCTCACAGCTTGCAAGTTCGGGTGACTACTCAAAGCTTGCAAATTCGGGTAATAACTCAAAGCTTGCAAGTTCGGGTGACTACTCACAGCTTGCAAGTTCGGGTGACTACTCAAAGCTTGCAAATTCGGGTTATGGCTCACAGCTTGCAAATTCGGGTAATAACTCACAGCTTGCAAATTCGGGTTATGGCTCAAAGCTTGCAAGTTCGGGTGACTACTCACAGCTTGCAAGTTCGGGTGACTACTCAAAGCTTGCAAGTTCGGGTTATGGCTCACAGCTTGCAAGTTCGGGTAAAAATTGCGTTATCTGTTGTGCAGGAATGGGCGGAAAAGCTAAAGCAAAAAAAGGCAGTTGGATAACTTTGGCTGAGTGGAAATATGATGAAATCGAGAAAAAATTTATCCCTTTTTGCGTTAAAACCGTACAAGTAGACGGCAAGAAAATAAAAGAAGATACATATTACAAGCTTGAAAACGGTGAGTTTGTAGAAGAAGTGATGAATGATGAGTAGACCAAAAGATTTGACAGGTCAGAGAAACGGACTGCTTACTGCAATAAAGCCTGTTGGAAAAACAAAATTTGGTCATATAAAATGGCTTTGCAAGTGTGACTGTGGAAATGAAACTGTTGTGACCACAAGTTATTTTCGTAAAAACGGAGTAATTTCTTGTGGGTGTGTTAAATCTGATAAAAAGAAAATTCCTATTACTACTGATGAAGAGAAATACTTAAACAAGAAATTCGGCAGATTGACAGTTAAAAGTGTATGGTATGACCACCACGGAAGAATTAGGCTGACGTGCAAATGTGAGTGTGGTGCAAAAGTTACAAGAACAGACACTACTATACACGATAAAGACCGTCAAGCTTGTCGTAAGTGTGGAAAATATAAGAAATACGATGTACCGTTGCATTATCGTGGGGGCAGTTCCATACGAACTTATGATGAATTAAACAGACCATTTACAAAAGATACTGAGTGGCTGATTTGCTTGTATTATTCAGAGAAAATGCCTATTGAACAGATAGCGGATATTCTTTCGAGAAGTGTTGATACTGTGGAAAACACGATTGCGGAATGCAAGGCAAATGGTAAATATGAAAAATATGCTCATAAAAGCATATTGTATACTGAAAAATCGGAAGCTATAAAACCAAGAGATAATTTTCGTTTGGATTTAAGGAGGTTAAGAAGATGAAAGATAAAAAAGGAAGACGTTACGAGGATTGCAACAAGTGCGGTAAGGATTGGAATGTAAGTATAAATGCTAAAATTCCGAAAAGCGGATATTTGTGTCCGAGATGTAGACAGAAAAGAGCTGTTAAGGCGGTTATGTACATAGGCTTGATAGTTCTTGGGATAATTACTTGTAAAATGGGCGTAGAGCAGGCTTTGATTGAACGTGGGAAATTTGCCGTTGGTGGTGAGTGGTTGTTAATCGGATTTTTTTCAGGGATTGCGTATATGCTTGAGGAATGTTACTCGATATTTAAGAGTTATGAAACAGAAGCTAAGGCGGTGAAAAGTGTTGAATAATATAGAACACACCGCATATCTAACACCCGATGAAGCACCTGAGCCGAAAAAGTTATTAGAATGTAAGGCTTGTGATTACGGAGTATGTAATATTGATGAGAAGTATATTGATACAGGTGACGGATATATTTGTCAGTCGTGTATGGATAATATGGATATAGAGGAGTTATTACCTCATTTAAAATGTGAAATGAAAAGGGTGTGGCATTTAGTAAATGATGAACAGAACAGAATGGATTAATGCAAGAAAAAAAGGTATAGGTGGCTCTGATGCAGGTGCTATTGTAGGATTAGGCAAATATAAGACTGCATTTGATGTATATGCGGATAAACTTAGTCTTGTACCCGAAAAGGAAGATACCGAGGCAATGCGACAAGGACGTGACCTTGAAGAATATGTAGCGAGAAGATTTATAGAACAAACAGGGTTAAAGGTCAGAAAGTCAAAAGATTTTATAAAAAATCAGAAATATCCTTATGCGTTTGCAAATGTTGACAGACTTATTATCGGGCAACGTGCAGGGCTTGAATGTAAGACCGCAAACACATTGACTTTGAAACGTTACAAGAACGGTGAATATCCCGAAGAATATTATTGTCAATGTATGCACTATATGGCTGTTACAGGATATGACAAATGGTATTTGGCGGTACTTATATTAGGCAAAGGTTTTGAAATATTCACGATTGAACGTGATGAAGAAGAAATTGAGGCGTTGATGAAAGCTGAGAAAA